GCCCGAGGGCGTCATCGCCCGCTACCTCACCATCGGCAGCGCCACCGCCGATGTCATCGACGCTACGGCCCCGTGGAGCAGCGGGACCGGTCACAACCTGCGGGCCGCTTGCACCGGCGAGCTGTGCGAGTGGACCAGCCACGGACCCGAGTTCTGGTTCGACGCCGCGCAGAACCCGCGCGATGACGACGACTACCGCAGCGCCATCCGTCGGCTGCAGGCCGCCGCCCAGTCCCACGCGGAGAAGTGCCGCGCCCTGCCCCGCCCCACCGCCTGACCACCCAACTCCATCCACTTCGACCCGAGAGGGCCACCCCGATGTCTCCGTTCCTGTTCTCCGCCGACCACGCCCACTCCGACCTGGGCCGCCGGTTCCGTACCGCGGTCACCGTGGCTGAGGCGCTCACGATGTCGATCTCCGAGCTGTTCGCCGAGTACGCCGAGGCGCGTCGGTCCGGTGACCCGGCCCGCATGGCCGCGGTCCGCGAGTACGCGGCCGGCCTGGATGACTCCCTCGTCGCCGAGCTGGACGGCTTCGACTACCCGGCCGCCGCGTGATGTGCCCGGAGTGCGGCGCCGTCCTGGCGTCCCGGGCGGCCGTGTGCGGCGACTGCGGGTGTGATCCCTCGGCGCCGGACCCGGCCCAGGAAGCGGACCTGCTCGACCCCGAGATCTGTAGGGAGTTCTCCTGATGGCCACGGTGGAGATCATTTCGTTCGGTTTCCTGCACGCTCCCGCCCCGGAGGCGGACGTCGTCCTGGATCTGCGGCGGGCGTTCCGTGACCCGCACGTCGACCCGCGGATGCGGCAGCTCACGGGCCGGGACCGGCTCGTCCGGCGGGCGGTCCTCCGTACTCGCGGCATCCGTCAGCTCCTGGGAGCCACCACCCGGCAGGTGCAGGCGTATGCGTCCGGCCCGTCCGTCGGCCGGATCGTCATCGGCTCCGGGTGCGCCGGGGGCCGGCACCGGTCGGTTGTGGTCGCCGATCAGCTTGCCCGGCGGCTCCGGCGCCGCGGCCACACCGTCACCGTCACCCACCGCGACCTGCACCTGCCCGTCGTGCAGCGCTGACCAATACACCTCAACTCTGAAGGAGTATCCCCATGTCGTTCACTCTCGTCTCCCGAGGCCGCGTTGCCCATCTTCTGCGCGACGGCGACACCTACCGGGTCGCATGCGTCCGGTGCGGAGTCCTCTTGGAGACCACCGACCGTTGCCAGGCGGAGAACAAGTACGTGTACCTCAACGCCCCTGGCGTCAAGTGCCATCCGGCCTGACCGAGACCTGCAACCCGAGACCGCCGGGCGCGGACACCCCCAGCCGCGCCCGGCACCCAGCCCCTGTCAGACCGATCCCGGGTCTACGCCTCGAACGCAGGCAGGGGCACGCACCACCCAAACGCCCATCTGACGGAAGGAAACCCATGCCGAAGATCAAGTTCTCTGCCTTCGCCACCAACGCCAAGACCGGTGAGCGGGGCCACGGCACCGGCGAGACCACGGTCGGCAGCCACGTGGACAGCAAGTGGCACCGAGAGGCCGTCCGCCAGAGCCTGGCCCGCCAGGGCTACAAGGACGTCGCGGTCGACGACATCCGCGTGGAGGACTGACCGGCTGCCCGCCGGGCCCGTCTCGCACGGGCCCGGTCGAGGGGAACCGCGCCAGCGCTTCCACCCCCCACCGAGAGGACCAGTCATGACCGACACCCTGACCCGCACCAGCCCGTTCACCTCCGACATCGTGACCGAGGCGGCCCTCGCCGAGACCCAGAGGAGCACCAACTTCTGGGTCGGCCCATCCGGGGAGACCATCAGCGGCGCCGAGACCGCCGACTACCTGGACACCCTCCGCGAGCTGCTGGAGAAGCGCGGCTGGGTCCGCTCCGAGCAGCACGACGACCCGCAGGCCCCCGAGCTGGACGAGTCCCAGTCCGTGAAGGCCATGCTGCTCACCCTGTGGCGGTACGCCCGGGACCTTCTGGCTCCCGACTCCGGGCCGCTCACCCTCTTCGGCGGCCGAGTCGCGGTGGACGACGGAGCGGACGCGGACTCTGTCGCCTTCCGGGTGCTGGACGCGCTCGTCGCGGGCCTCACCGGGGTGAGGACCGCGCAGGCCACCGCGTGGGCCGGCCGGAAGGGCCGCACCTGGGGCGAGGTCCGGGACCTGCTGAACGCCGCCGCGTCCTTCGCCCGCACCCACGGCCCCAGCTGATCGGCTGCCCGATCCGCTTCAGCCCCGGTCCCGGCGCGACGCTGCCGGATCGACTCCGGCCCGGGGCGCCCATCCCGACCCCCACCATCCGTTCCGACCCGAGTGAGGTCGCCATGTCCCGTGTCCTGCGCTGGCTGCTGCTCGCGCTCTACCTGATCGTCGTCGCCGTGTGGCCGTCGGCCGCGGCCCCCGTCACCCTGACCGCCACCGGCGCCGCGGTGATCCTCGCCGCGATCCCCGGCCCCGTCCTGCTGCTGGCCGGCGTCGTCGCCTGGCTCAAGCACCGGCCCGTGTCCGCCTCCGCGCCCGTCGCCTGAACACACGAGAGGACTGATACCCGTGACCGCCACGTCGATCGAGAAGGTCAACGGCCACGCCGCGGCCGACCACGGCTTCGACCCGGTGGCGCTGGCCGAGGCGGAGGCGATCCGGACCCGCGCCGCCGCCGAAGCCGAAGCCGCCCGCATCGCAGCCGAAGGCAAGGCGGAGGCCGAGCGCATCAAGGCCGCCGAGGAAGCCGAGCGGCTGCGCATCGCCAACGAGCGCGCCCGTATGCGGCTGGAGAAGGAGCAGGCCGACCACGAAGCGCACCTCGCCAAGAAGGCCGCTGAGAAGGCGAAGTCCGACGCCGAGAAGCAGAAGGCCGAGCAGGCTGCCGAGGAGGAGGCCGAGCGGGAGGCTCAGCAGCTCGCCGAGCAGGAGCGCAGCGAGACCCTGTGGAAGTGGGGCGCCCGCGGCATCTACCTCGTCGGGCTGATCATCGCCGCACCGGTGCAGTTCCTCGCGTTCTGGGACGAGAAGCGGCCGTTCATGGTCGCCGCCCCGGCGCTTCTTGAGGGCCTGGCCGTAGTCCTCGCGTGTGGTGCCGCGTGGGCGGTCGCCCACCGGCGGGATGTCCTGCCGTACCGGATCGGCATCATGGTCGGCGCCCTGATCGCCGCGGGGATCAACCTGTGGCACGGCCTCACCGACCCGACGATCGGCCTGAACGCCGGCCTCATCGGGGCCATCGCCTCCCTGGGCGGGCCGATCGTGCTGATGGCCTACGAGCACGGCATCGCCCAGAAGGCCGACGGCATCCCGTCGTACCGGGAGCGGCGCGCCGCCGAGCGGGCCCGGCGCGAAGCCGAGGCCGCCAAGGAGAAGGCGCGCGCCGAGAAGGAGGCTGCGGAGCAGAAGGCCGCCGCCGAGAAGGCTGCCGCGCGGGCCCGTGCGATCGAGGAACAGCGGAGCCGTGACGAGGACCGCAAGGCCCACCACCGCGACGTGTGGGACGTCGCCGACGCGATGCGTTCCGCGCGGGGCTCCGAGTTCGTCACCGAGCAGATCTGGGCGGACGCCTGGTACCGGGTGACGGGCTGCAAGACGGTCGGCATCACACCTGAGATCGAGGCCCGCTCGCGCGCCGCGCAGGCCCGCATGAAGACGGTTGCCGAGCTGCCCATAGAGGGGCCGTTGTCGCTGGTCGAATCCCATCGACCCCCCGCCACCAAGAAGGACTCCGACGCGCCTGACGGACGCCGCAACAACGGCGGCACTCCGCCGCGCCGCCGGTCCGGCGACGCACCCCCGCCCAGCCCCCTTGCCCGCACTCAGGCGCGCCTGGAGCGCATCGTCGAGAAGGACCCCGCATGAGCATCGAGACGACCCCCAGCAGCGCGCCCGACCCGGAGTGGGAGCGGATCACGGCCACGTACCACTCCGCCCCCGAAGCCGGCGCCGCGACCACCCTCGTCAAGGACCCCGGGACCGCCCCCGTCTTCGACTTCGAGCCGCGCCCGCGGCCGGCGTGGATGATGTCCCGCGAGCAGCTGAAGCAGTGGGTGGTGTACGCCCGCGACAACGCGATCGACTGGACCGTCTACCAGCTCACCCACTCGCCCTACTACCTCGGCTGGTCGATGCGCGGCTACCGCAGACTGTGCCTGCGGTGGTGGGAGGCCCGCCACGACGACTACCGGCAGCAGATCGCCACGGCGAAGCTGATGCTGCGGCAGGCGAAGGAACTGCCGCGGGGCGAGGCCCGGGCCGCCGCCGAGTCGAAGGCCCGCGCGATCCTGGAGGTTCGTCGGGCCGAGTTCAAGGTGCACAAGAAGCGGCACTGGATCCGGACCGGCATCAGCGGCCTGGTCCTCATCGGCGGCGGCGCGATCGCCGCCGCGGCCGGCGGCCTGTGGGTGCAGATCCTCATGGCGCTCGCCGTCGTCCTCACCGGCGCCTGGTTCGGCCGGCCCGAGGAGCCCGTCGTGCAACCGGCCCAGGCCCCGACCCGCACCAGCCACCTGGGCGAGGACACCATGCGCCGGGTCCTCGTCGAAGCCGGCGTCGTCCCCGAGCGACGCGCCGAGGAGGTCCGCGGCGTCGGCATCCCTCACCAGGACGGGCCCGGCATCGCCTTCTCCGTCGACCTGCCCTCCGGCATCCCCGCCTCCGCCGCGGTGACCAAGAAGCAGCAGATCGCATCCGCGCTCGCCGTCCACCAGGACTGGCTCGACCTCGAAGTCGGCGACATCGAGTCCCGTCTGGAGGTGTGGGTGGCCAGCAGCGACCCCTTCGCCATCGTGCGCCGCTCCCCGCTCCTCGAACACGAGGGGCCGATCAACACCTTCCGTGATGGCGTCAAGGTGGCGTTCGGCAAGCGGGGCGAGCCCATCACCCTGTGGATCCGGGACAGCAGCCTCATCGTGGGCGGCGCCACCCGCCGGGGCAAGGGCATGCTCCTGGCGAACATCCTCATCGGCGTGGCCAAGGACCCGTGGGTCAACGTCCGCATCTTCGACGGCAAGGGCACCGCCGAGCACAACGCCTACGCGCGGATCATGGGCACGTTCACCAAGCGCAACGCCGAACGGCTAGCCCTCGCCACCCGCGCGATCGTCGCCGAGATGGACCGGCGATCCGACCTGCTCGACGAGCACGGCTACGAGAAGATCGACGACGAGAACTACGAGGAGTGCATGCGGCTGCTCGGCGGACGGGAAGTCTTCATCGTCGACGAACTGGCCACCTACACGCCCAAGGGCACCAGCCCGTGGGCCGACGAGATCACCGAGAACCTGTCGCAGATCGCCGCCGTGGGTGCAGCCCTCGGCATCACCCTGATCAGCCTCACCCAGGTGCCCGAGGTGGACGTCGTCCGTGGCCGGCTCCGCCAGAACCACACCTCCCGCGCGGCCATGAACACCGAGTCGGGAACGGCATCCAACACCATCCTCGGCGACGGCATGACCGGTCAGGGGTACGACGCTTCGAAGATCCCGCTGACCCAGCCGGGTCGGGCCTGGCTGTCCACCCCGGAGACCGGCGTCATCCAGGTCCGCTCCTACCTGGTCAAGCCCGACGACAAGCGGCGGGCCGCGGACGAGGCCTACGAGATCCGCAAGGCCGCCGGGCGGCTGCCCGGCCAGTGGAAGGACCCGATCGAGGAGTACCTGCTCGCCGAGACGGGCGTGTCCTCGGCGGCCGGCGGTGAAGGCGGCAAGGGGCGCATCGGAGCGGCCGCGCCGAAACTACCCGCTCCGATCGCTCTGGCCCGGGCCGCGTTTGCCGCGGTGGGTGACCCCGATCGCATGACCAGCACTCAGATGTACCAGCTGGTCGCTGCCGCATCCAACGACTGGGCCCCGGAGGAGGGAGCGGATGCCGACCAGGCCCGCGACCGGTTCCTCAAGGCCCTGCGGGAGGCAGCGGCCGAGGTCGCTCCGGCAGTCGACATGAAGGTCAAGCAGTGGGCCGGAGGACGGGGTTACTACCTCTCGACGATCTTGGCTCTGACGGGTGAAGCGGTCGCCAAGTGCCCGTGACGCGCCCGTGATCCCCCAGGTCAGGGCCGTGATGGACCCCGTGATGAGCACGTGATGGCGTGCTTGTCTGTCACGGGCGAGAGCCGAGGTATCACGCCTCCATCACGGGCCCTGACCTGCGGAAACGCTACTCATCACGGGTGATAAACCAAGACAAAAGCCCCCCCTGGAGGTCGGCATGCTCACCCTTCGAGTCCAGCAGATGACGATCGACGGGAACCCCTACCTGTGCCCCGAATGCCTGTCGGAGGCGTTCACCCTCGACGGCACCGGCTTCATCGACGCCCTGCCCGTCCGCGGCAACTGCTGGCAGTCCCACAGCTGGGAGGAGCCGATGATCACCCTCGGCGTGCTGAAAGAGATCAACTCCGTCCGCACCGGCCGCGAGAAGGCCGAGGACATCGACACCTTCGAGATCACCATCGGCGGTGCCCACCTCGCCGGCATCCTCCAGCCCGAAGTCACCGTCGACGACATCCGCCAGGTCGTGAAGCGCGTCTACTGGCAGCGAATCGTCAAGCCCGGCCTGCGGCGCCGGAAGAACGCCGCGAAGCGCGCCATCGTCCGGCCGATCAAGCGCGGCACGCGCAACGCCGTCGCCGCCGCCCAAGCCGCCGCACTGGAAGCCGCCTGGACCGCGCAGGCCGGCGGCTACGAGCCCGACCCCGACCACACCCCCGAGCCGATCAACCCGTGCCCCGCCTGCAAGGGGAAGGGCGAGCACCGCATCGAGTCCCGCCTGCACGACACCACCCGCGTCCGCTGCTCCGTGTGCCTCGGCACTGGCGAAATCGACTAGGAGACCCCAATGCCCGAGCCCGTCATCCCGATGAGCGAGGAGGTCGCCGCCAAGGAAGCCAACCACCTCATCGCCACCGCGTTCCGCGACCCCGCCCCCGTCCCGCCGATCGGCACCACCCCGCCCGTGCCCCAGCCCGGCCGGCCGCCCATGTCGCAGAAGGCCGTCGACGACAGCGTCCGCATGCTGTCCGCCGGCGTCGCGTCCATCCCGATCGGCGGCATGACCTCGCTCGTGCTGTACACCCTCGGCCAGGTCGACCCCACCAGCCTCGCCATCGGCGCCGCCGCCCCCGTTGCCCTCGTCATCGCCATCAGCGCCCTCCTGCGCCGGGCCAAGGGTGTGCTGCCCGAGGAGCACCACCACCACTACACGGGCTCTGTCGACCAGCGCACCATCCACAGCAACACCCGCGGCCTGGTGGCCCGCACCGACAACCGGCAGTAGGCAGCGCGGACCTGGACCCGACTGGCCCTGCGGCCGTCGCCGGCCGCGCCCTTGCTTGACCTGCCGATCACCGGTATGTCACAGTGCCCTCAACGGAACACAAGTGTGTCCGCAGACCTTTGAGCCCCCAGCTTCCGGCCGGGGGCTTTCTGCATGTCTGGGGAGGCGTGATGCATCCGGCCGAGCTGTACCCCGCCGACCTCGTCTACGAGCACGAGGCCGTCGCCGCCACCGGCGTCCCCGGCCAGGTGATCCGGCAGTGGGCCCGGCGCGGGAAGATCCAGCGCTTCCAGGGCGACGGTCGGCTCACCGGGCAGGGGCACGAGTACAAGACCATGTACGCCCTGCCCGAGATACGGGAACGCGCCCGCACCTACCGGCCCATGCCGCAACGCGCCCGCCGCGCCGCCTGATCGTCCCGCCGCCCGGCCACCGTCCCCGAGCGGCGGGACCCCACCCTGCGCCAGACGGCGCCCCGCCCGTAAGGAGGCCGCCGTGCCGCTCGCCGAGGAGCGCCCGCACTGGCCGCCAGACCGGCAGTCGCCCACGATGCGCACTCGCGTGCGTGATCGCACTCAGTTCTGGCGAGCCGTCGGCTGGTACGGCAGCTCCGGAGCTCTGTATGCGTGGGATGAGAAGCCCAGCCACCAGGAAGGCAGCGACTTCAAGCCCGCCTGGGTGCTGGTCGCAGATGAACCGCTCGCAGAATCCGGCAGCCCGACTCAGTAGGAGACGACCATGCCCCGCATCGACGTCCCCGTCACCCAGATCACCCGGAGTGGCGTCGCGCCAGCCGGCGAAATCGACGGTGACCCCGTCAACGGCCACAGCGTCTCGAACACCGGCGGCATGTGGATCGAGGCCCGCAACGCGAGCACCACGGCAGCGCACACCCTCTCGGCCCACTTCGCCAGCACGGTCGACGGCGTCACCGTCGACGCCAAGACGTGGTCGATCCCCGCGGAGCAGTCACGCCGCATCGGCCCGTTCCCGACCCGTCTCTACGGGACCACCCTCAACGTGGACGTCGGCAGCGCCGAACTCAAGCTCGCCGCCTACACCGTTGCCTCGCAGACGTAGCCGCGGCACCCCCGCGTCGGGCAGGATGACGCGATCAACCGCGCGCTGTTGGGGGCTTCATGTTCGGGAAGAAAAGCGACGAAGAGAAGGCTGCGGCCAAGCGGCAGAGGCAGATCACGGCGGCTGCCGCAGCAGCCGGCCTCACCGTCATGGGTGGGCAGTTCAGGGCGCCGAACCAGGACCCTGTCCCCGTCGAGGGCGCCCGCATCACCATCGAGCGAGGCGAGGAAGCCGACAAGCGTGTCACCGCCACCCGGGTTCTCCTCACTGGGCTGTTCGCGCTGGCGCTGAAGAAGGACATGAACCAGCTGTTCATCACCGTCGAGAACGGCGACAAGGTGATGCTCTGCCCCGTGCCGGCCAAGAAGGAAGGCGCAGCCCGCATCCTCGCCACCATGGTCAACGGTGAAGCGACGGGGGTGGGGAAGGGCGAGTAGCCCCTGCCCCTCCCCCCCATGGGCCCGGCGGGGTGCATCCCCCCCGAGGCCAAGCCCCAGCCCCGGCCGCCCTCACCCTCCGGCCGGGGCTGGCCCATCGCAGGGGAGGTGAGCCATGCCGACCGCACCACCCACTCGATGCGGCGCCGCAGGCTGCCACGAGTTCGTGACCAAGCGCGGCCGATGCGACGAGCACCAGCCGAAGGCGTGGGCCAACCGAGCCCGCAAGCAGGACCGCTACGGCATGAGCAGCGGCACCATGCGCGCCCTCAAGAAGCGTGTCGCGGCACGAGACCACAACACCTGCTACGTGTGTGGCCGTGAGGCCGACCAAGGCGAGACCTACGACCTCGAGCACAAGACGCCGATCTCAGAAGGCGGCTCGCCCGACGACATGGACAACCTCGGGTTGATCTGCGCCGAGGACCACGAGATCAAGTCGAAGGCCGAAGCGGCGCGAGCGAATCGGCGCCGCACCCTTCGGGGGTAGCCAGCCCGGGGGTAGGGGAGTCGAAATCGCTGACGTGATCGTCTGGGGGCCCGCCGCGGTCAGTGAGGAAGACGCCTGCACAGAATCGGGCATAGGGGGTCTGTGATCATGGGCCGTACTGCTCAGCCCGCCGCCCTGAAGCTGATCAAGGGGCGTGGGGACGGCAAGGACACCGCGGGCCGGCCGGTCAACCTGGGCCCCGCCTTCAAGCGGGTGCCGCCGAACCCGCCGTCGTGGCTGTCACGCGAGGCGGCAGCGGAGTGGAAGCGGGTCGTTCCCGGGCTGTCCCGGCTGGACCTGCTGAAGCCGGAGGACCGGGCGGCCCTGGCGGCGTACTGCGAGGCGTGGGCCACCTTCGTGCAGGCGACGCGCACGGTGCAGGAAGAGGGTCAGGTCATCGAGGCGAGGCAGGGCAAGCTGCCGCACCCGTGTGTGGGGATCGCCCGAGCGGCTGGCCGTGAGATGCGCAGCTGGGCGGCGCACTTCGGGCTGACCCCGTCGACGGAGCAGGCCCTGGCAAGGGGGGCCGACGATGGCGACGAGGACGACAACCCGTTCGGCTGACGTTCCGGCCGCCGAGGAGCTGGAGCGGCTGAAGCTCAGCCCGGAGGTGGCCTGGTACCTGCAGGACCGCGGGATCCCGCTGCCGGACTGTCCGCCGCTGATCCAGACGCCGTCGCCGGGCGAGGCGCCGGGGGCGGTGTTCGACCCGGACCGCGTGGACAGGGTCATCAAGGCGTTCTCCAAACTGCGGCACACGCAGGGGCAGTGGGCAGGGCAGCCGCTGCGGCCGGACCCGTGGCAGGTGGCGTACATCCTGGCGCCGGTGTTCGGATGGGTGCGCTGGGACGACGACGCTGGCGCCTACGTGCGGATCGTCCGCGAGCTGTACGTGGACGTGCCCCGGAAGAACGGCAAGTCGACGCTGGCCGGCGGTCTGGCGATCTACATGACGTGCGCGGACGGGGAAGGCGGCGCGCAGGTCATCACGGCGGCGACGACGAAGGAGCAAGCCGGGTTCGTTTTCGAGCCGGTGAAGAAGCTGGCGGAGGCGGCCCCGGCGCTGAAGCGGCACGTGAAGCCGCTGAAGCACATCATCCTGCACCCCAAGAGCGGCTCGTACTTCAAGCCGATCTCGTCGGTGGCGGGCGCACAGCACGGCGCGAACATCCACTGCGCGATCATCGACGAGCTGCACGAGCACAAGACGCCCGAGCTGGTGGAGACCATCGAGACCGGCACGGGTTCTCGTCGGCAGCCGCTGGTGGTCATCATCACCACGGCGGACTCCGGCAAGCGGGAGTCGGTGTACGACCGGAAGCGGCAGCGGATCGAGAAGCTGGCCCGCCGGGTGTTCGAGGCGCCGTCGGTGTACGGCGTGGTGTGGGCGGCGGAGCGGGATGACGATCCGCATGTCGAGGCGACGTGGCGGAAGGCGAACCCGGGCTACGGGGTCTCGCCGACCCGCTCGTACCTGCAGGCCAAGTCCGATGAGGCTAAACAGTCGCCGGCCGACCTGGCGAAGTTCCTGCGGCTGCATCTGGGGCGGCGGACGAAGCAGGAGACGAAGTTCATCAGCCTGGAGTCCTGGCACCGCAACGCGGGCATGGTCGACGAGGCAAAGCTGGTCGGCCGGGAGGCATACGGCGGGCTCGACCTCGCGTCTACGTCGGACCTGTCGGCTCTGTGCTGGCTGTTCCCGGATGACGAGCGGGGTGGCTTCGATGCGATCTGGCGGTTGTGGACGCCGGAGGACAACGTGGAGGCGCTGGATCAGCGCACGGCGGGCGCCGCGTCGGTGTGGGTGCGCGAGGGTCTGCTGGTGGCGACGCCGGGGAACGTGGCGGACTACGACTACATCCGGCTGCAGATCGACCGGGACATGGACGCCTTCGATGTCCGCAGCATCGGCTTCGACCCGTGGAACGCGACGCCGTTGACGAACAAGCTCGCCGAGGACGGGGCGCCGCTGGTGAAGGTCCGGCAGGGCTTCGTGACGATGTCGCCGCCGCTGAAGGAGCTGCAGCGGCTGCTGTTGAAGGGCACGCCGCGGGCGCCGCTGTTCCGGCACGGCGGGAACGACGCGGTGACGTGGATGGTCGACAACTTGGCGGTGGCGATGGACCCGGCGGGGAACGTGAAGCCGGACAAGGCCCGGTCGGCGGAGAAGATCGATGCCGTGTCGGCGGCCGTGACCGCGCTGTCTGAGGCGATGACGCGCGAGCAGCCGGTGAAGAGCGCTTACGAGGACGGCGGCCTGGAGGTCGTGTGAGGGGGTGGCCGTCGTGTGGGGCTGGTTTCCGTGGCGCAGGACCGCGGTGCGCAGGCGGGTGGTGGTGAATCTGGCGGACAAGGCGTTCGCCGGGGTGCTGTGGGCGAAGCGGGGGCCGCTGCTGGTGCTGCGGGACGTGACGCTGATGCAGCACGGCGCGGCGGACACGCCGATGGACGGCGAGGTCATCGTCGAGCGGGCCCGGGTGGAGTTCATCCAGGCGACGGGAGGCTGACGTGGCGTTCGTCGTCTCCCAGGGGCAGTTGTCGGCGGTGTCGGTGGCGCCGCTGGCGGCCCCGGCGGCCTATGTGCGGCTCGCGGACGGGATCTACCACGAGTACGCCCACCTGTATCGAGTCCAGCCGCAGATCCGCACGGTGGTGTCCTTCCTGGCGCGGAACATCGCCCAGCTCGGCCTGCACGCGTTCCGGCGCGTGTCGGACACGGACCGGGAGCGGCTTACGGATCACCCGCTGCCGCGGATTCTGGCGGCGCCCGGGGCGAAGCTGACCCGCTACCGGCTGATCGAGCGCTTGGTGTCGGATGTGGCGATCTACGACACGGCGTTCTGGGTGAAGGTGCGGACGGAGTCGCGGGAGGTGCTGGGCGTGATCCCGGTGCCTCCGTCGCGGATGACGGTCGAGGGCGACAACTGGCTGGAGCCCGAGGCGTTCACGGTGCACGGCTCGAAGGGCGACTTGACGCTTTCCCCGGATCAGGTGGTGCACTTCCACGGCTACGACCCGGTGGATCTGCGGCATGGCTCGTCGCCGATCGACGCGCTGCGCAGCCTGCTGGCGGAGGAGTTCGAGGCGAATCGGGCCCGGGAGCAGATGTGGCGCAACGGCGGCCGGCTGTCCGGGGTGCTGAAGCGGCCGGCGGACGCCCCTTCGTGGGCTCCGGAGGCTCGCAACCGGTTCAAGGAGGGCTGGCGCTCGTACACGCGGGGCGGCGGGACGCCGATCCTCGAGGACGGCATGGAGTACGAGCAGCTCGCGATCGATCCAGCGAAGGCGCAGTACATCGAGGCTCGCAAGCTGACCCGCGAGGAGGTCGCGGCGGCGTACCACATCCCGCTGCCGATGGTCGGCATCCTCGACAACGCGACGTTCTCCAACATCCGCGAGCAGCACCAGCAGCTCTACCAGGACACGTTGGGCCCTTGGCTGCAGATGATCCAGGAGGAGATCGGCCTCCAGCTCATCCCCGACCTGCCGGACAGCGAGGACGTCTACGTCGAGTTCAACCTGCAGGAGAAGCTCCGCGGCTCCTTCGAGGAGCAGGCACAGCAGCTGCAGACCGCCGTCGGCGCCCCGTGGCTGACGCGAAACGAGGCCCGGGCCCGGATGAACCTGCCGCAGATCGACGGCGGCAACGACCTGATCACCCCGATGAACGTCCTCGTGGGCGGGATGGCGTCGCCGACGGACACCGCGCCGCAACCAGGGGAGGCCGCCGCGGCCCCAAAAGCGCGGGGCCGCCTGGTGCTGATGAAGGCGGCCGGACCGAGCAGGCCGGAAGACCTCAAGGACTTCGACGAGGAGCTTGAGGTGTTCACGGCTGCGCTGGAGCGCTGGACGAACCGGCAGTCGGCCCGCCTGCTGGCCCGGGCGGGCGCGAAGGCGGACGGCGTGCCGGATCTGCTGGCCTGGTGGGACGAAGGGGCCGAGGACCGCTTGGCGGAACTGCAGGCGCTGCTCGTCGGGCACGGCTACCGCATCGCCCAGCTGGCTGCCTGGGGCGTGCTGGAGGCGTTCAACCCGGAGGCGGCGGGCTGGGACCCGGAGGTCATGCTGCCGTGGCTGCTGGCGGCAGCGGAGACGCATGCCGCCCAGCATGAGCAGGCGGGCCGGGACGCGGTCGCGGCGGTGCAGGCGGACCCCGGAGAGGACTGGCGGCCAGCGCTGGAGCATGCGGCCGAGCTGTGGGCGGTTGCGGCGGAGGTTCGGGCGGCGACGGCAGCGACGGAGGCCCGCGGCTTCGGCTCGCATGATGCGGCGGGTGCGAGCGGGCTGACGAAGAAGATCTGGCGGACGGGCGGGGCGAATCCGCGGCCGTCGCATCGGGCGCAGGACGGCGAGACCGTGGGCCTCGACGACGTGTTCAGCAACGGCCTCCGGTGGCCCGGCGACGGCAAGGGCGAGGCCAAGGAAACCGCGAACTGCAAGTGCCGTCTCGACTACGCAACGGAGTAACGATGCGAATCAAGTCATGCCCCGTGCGCATCAAGGCGGCGGGTGAACACGAGGGGACCGACGAGGGGACGTTCGAGGCGATCGTCGCCGCGTACAACCTCGACAGCGTCGGCGACAAGATCACCCCGGGGGCGTTCGCGGACACCCTCGCCCAGTGGAAGGCGTCCGGTGACCCGATCCCGGTCCTGTGGTCGCACATGTCGCAGGATCCCGACTACCACATCGGCGAGGTGCTGGAAGCCGAGGAGCGCCCGGAGGGCCTGTGGGTGAAGGCCCGCATCGACACCGAGCCCGGCAGCAAGGCCGCCCAGGTGTACAAGCTGCTGAAGGGCCGCCGGGTCACCCAGTTCAGCTTTGCCTACGATGTCGAGGAGGGCGCGTGGGTCGACCAGAAGGACGGCGAGGGCTACTACGAGCTGCGCAAGCTCAAGCTTTACGAGGTGGGCCCCACGCTGGTCGGCGCGAACCAGGCTACCGAGCTGCTGGACGTGAAGTCCGCCGACGGCGCCACCATGCGCATCGCGGTCGAAGGCGCTTCCGCCGCACTAGTTCAGGAGCTGAAACAGGCTCTTGAGGATGCCGCTTACGCCAAGAAGGTCGGAAACCTGACCTTCACCATCCGCAACGCCACTAAGGCAGAGGCGGATGCCATCACAGAAGCTGCCGAGGTGGCGCTCGGCCTGAAGGCCGGCAGGACGCTGTCGGCGAAGAATGAGGAGCGCGTGCGAGAGATCGCGCGCCTCGCCAAGGAGCTGCTGGACTCCCTGTCTTCCAGCACGGACGACGAAGAGAAGGCCACGCCTGTCCCGCCCGAGACCCCCTCGCCGCAGCAGCCTGCGGCCAAGGAGGCTCCGGCCGGCCCGAGCCCCGCCTCGCTCCGTCAGCTCGCCGACCTCCAGGCCCTCGAGGCCGAGGTCTCCACGCTCACGGGATGAGGACCCCATGCCTGTCAAGACCGACGAGCTCCTCGACGAGCTCACCCACCACCTGAAGGAAGCCCGGGAGATCGCGGCGAAGGCCGAGACGGAGGACCGCGACTTCACCGACGAGGAGCGCACGCGCCTCAACCAGCACATGGCCAAGGCCAAGGAGGCGAAGGCCGGCCTGGAGAAGGCCAAGGCGACCGCCACGATGAAGCAGGCTCTCGCCGACCTCGGCGAGGGCGTCGAGCTGAACGAGAAGTCCGGCGAGCGCCGGACCGCGTCCGGGCTGATCGTGCCGCCCTCCGGCGGCAGCCTGGGCGAGTCGTTCGTCAAGAGCGAGGCGTACCAGGGCCTGATGGCGTCCGCGCCGCGGGGCGGCTTCGGTGCCAAGGCCCGTGTCCAGTCGATGCCGGCCAGCTACAAGAGTCTGGTCACCGGCGCATCCGACACCTCCGCGGGCGCGTTCGTGCAGACCGACTGGCGCGGCCTGCAGGTCGGGCTGGACCTGTTCCAGCGCCCCCTGCGGCTGCGGGACGTCGTGGCGAACGGCACCACCGGCTCGGACACGATCGAGTACGTGCGGGTCACGTCGACGACGAACAACGCCGCCCCGGTCCCGGAGGCCACGACTGCGGACGCCCCCACCTCGGGCGGTACGGCAGGCCCGCTGGTCCCGGCGGCGGGCGGCGGCTACAAGCCCGAGTCCGGGCTGTCGGTCGCGAAGGTGACGACGCCGGTGCGGACGATCGCGCACTGGATCCCGATCACCAAGCGGGCCCTGTCGGACGCCGCGCAGATCCGCACCCTCATCGACTCCTTCCTCCGCTATGGACTGGAGGAGGAACTCGAAGACCAGATGATCTCCGGTGACGGCACCGGGGAGAACTTCGAGGGCCTCGCCAACGTCTCCGGCATCCAGACGCAGGCGTGGGATGCCACCGGCACCGGCGAGGACATGCAGCGCCTGCGCACCCTGCGCAAGGCCAAGACCAAGGTCTTCACTGTGGGCCGCAGCGTGCCGAACGCGTACCTGCTGAACCCGGTCGACGTCGAGGCGATCGACCTCAGCGTCAACGGGAACGCCGACTTCTACTTCGGCGGCCCGGGCGCGGCCGGCACCGCGACGGCACTGTGGGGGCTGCCGGTCATCCAGACCGAGGCCGTCCCGGCGGGCACCGGCTACGTGGGCGACTTCCGCAAGGCGATGCTGTGGGACCGCGAGCAGGCGTCCATCACGGTGACCGACTCCCACGCGGACTTCTTCATCCGGAACCTCGTCGCGATCCTCGCCGAGATGCGCGCCGCGTTCGGTGTCATTCAGCCGTCCGCGTTCGTCGAGATCGACCTCGCCGCGTGACGCTCCTGAACTCGCGGATGGCCCGGGGGCGATGTCCCGTGTGCGGTGGTGCGCACGCCGCATGCGGGCCGCCCTCGGGCTCCGTTCCCGTCGATCAGACTGTGGAGGTGGCCACCATGGGTGGACCGCTGGAGACCTACGAGGTCACGCTGCCGGGCGGCAGGGTGGCCACGATGAAGCTCAACGAGGCCGACGCGCGGCGCTACGGCGTCCTCGATGCGCCGGACACCGGGCCCGACACGGAGACCCCGGACACGGCGGGGCAGACGACCGAGACCGAGACCCCGACGAAGGCGCGCACCACCCGCAACAAGGGCCGGACCGCGACCGACAAGGGCGGTGCGGGCGGTGGCGACGACTGACTACCTCGCCGAGCCGGCCGACCTCGCCGTGTGGCTGGGAGTTCCGGCGGACGACCCGAAGCTGCGGCAGGCCCTGGCAGCGGCGTCCAGCCGCTTCCGCGGCGCGGTGCGCCACCCGGTCACCGCGGTGACCGGGGACGTGGTGACGGTGGACGGCACCGGCCGGGAGTCGGTGCCGCTGCCGGCCGCTCCGGTCACCGCGGTCAGTGAGGTCCGGCTGGACGGCGCGCTGCTGGCGGAGGCTGCGGACTTTTCGTGGTCCTCCGACGGCTACCTGCGGCGTCTTGGCGGGCAGGTGTGGCCGGACCGGCTGCGCTGCATCCAGGTGACCTACAGCCACGGCTACGAGGTGGTGCCGGAGGACATCGCCGAGGTCGTCATCGACCAGGCGCGCGCCCTGTACACGGTCCTGCCCGGCGTGCAGACGCGACAGGTCGGCGGCCAGTCGGTGACGTTCGGCGTGCAGGCGGCGATCGGCGTCACCGCGCAGTGGACGGCTGCGGTCGAGCGGTACCGGCTGAACGCGGGGGACCGCCCGTGATGTTCAACCAGTCCCTGGTGCGGCTGCGCGCGGGCACGAAGACCGACCGGGGCGGCAACGAGGTCAAGGACTGGTCCACCCCGGACCGGCTGCTGGTGACCGGGCTGAACATCCAGCCCAGCATCCAGCGGGAGACGACCGATGAGCAGCGCAACGCCACGGTCACCGGCTGGCACGTGCAGTCCGCCGAGGGCACCAACCCCGACATCCGCTTCGACGACCGGATCGTGTGGGACGGCATGACCCTTGAGGTCGACGGCGAGGTCGCGCGCTGGCCGGAGCCCTTCTCCGATCGCGTGCATCACATCGAGTTCGAGATGAAGCGGGCCACCGGATAGGAGGTGAGCCGTGCTGGTCGACTTCCGTCTGGACGCTGCGGGGGTGCGGGAGATCCTGCGCGGCCCCGAGGTACGGCAGCTCATCGACGGCCTGGCGGGCGACGTCGCGGCGAACGTGCGCGCACTCGTCCCGGCGGGCACGCCGGTGGAAGTGCGCGGCTACACCACCGACCGCGGCGCCGCCACCGTCGTGGTCGCGGACGCCCGCGCGATGGGCTGGCAGGCCCGCGACGGCATCCTGACCCGCGCGGCGGGAGCAGCGGGCCTCGAAGTGCGGGCGTGGCAGCGGTGAAGCCGCTGCTGGTCTTTCCGGACGTGCAGTCCGCCGGGGCGGGCGTGCTGCGCCAAGCGCTGGCCGGCCGAGCGGAGCCGTATGCGGCAGGCGCCAGGGTCGGCACCCGCGTGCCGGGCGACCGTTCCCCGGAAACGCCGGACCTGCCGTTCGTGCTGATCCGGCTGGATACCTCCCTGCCGCACGGGTCCGGGGCGAACGTGCGCTGCACGCTGCGCGTGACGGTGTGGCACGAGGACGCCGACCAGGCGCATGACCTGGCCCAGCTGGCCATGGGGCTGCTGGTCGCCCACGACGGGACGGTGCTGCGGTCGGTGCGCTACGCGACCGGCCCGCTGCCCGCGACCGATCCCGACTCGGGCATCGACCTGTCGACCTTCACGGTGACCGCCAACGCCCGCCCGGCGGTCCTGGCCTGACAACTGCATACGCCGAACCGCGCTCTTCCATCCAGCGACACACGAGGAGGTCCGCCGTGGCCGGCGACCCGACGAACGCTTCACTGTGGACCGACGCCGATGTGTACGTCGGGCCGCTGACAGCCCTGAACCCCGCTACGATCGACGACCCGTTCGGCTCCGACTGGGGGCTGGTCGGCCTCCTCGACGGCGATGAGGGTTTCTCCGAGTCCCGCGACGAGGACAAGGACGACAAGTACGCCTGGGGCGGCATCCTGGTGCGCACGTCGCGCGCCCACTTCAAGCTGACGAAGTCCTTCACGGTGCTGGAGGACAACGCGACGACCCGGTCGCTGATCTGGCCGGGCAGTACGGACACGCAGATCGTCGTACCGAAGCCCCAACCTGTGAAGATCGCGTTCGAGACACGGGAAGGCGCCACCGTCAAGCGACTGATCACCGCCCGGCATGCGGAGGTCGACGTCGACGGCGACATCACCGAGAACGAGACCGACCTGACCGCCTACCCGCTGGTCGCCACGATCTTCCCGACGGCCGAGAAGGTGCTGTTCCTGCGCCAGTACACCACCGGCGTCTGAGCTGCCGGGGCGCGGCGTTCGCGCGGTTCACCGCGCCCCGGCTCCTCCCCCAACCGCGCACAAGGGAGAACCGCGCATGGCCCTGTCCTTCACCGACGAGGAGATTCACGCCCAGGCCGTCCGGCTCGGGCTCGTCCAGGACGGCCAAGACCTTCCCCGCAGCCTGCGCAGTCGCGTCGTCGCCTCCTTGGCGGCGGAGCGGCAGCGGCCCGCCACGTCGGCCGACGCGCCCGTCGCGCAGTCCATCGTCATCCAGCCCGGCGGAGACATCCAGGTCGACGGCCGCCCGTTCCCGTGGGTCGTCCAGGCCGACCAGATGGAAGTCACCCTCGCCCCCGACGGCGCGGGCATGGTCCGCCTGACCCTGCCCGCCCTGAACGTGCAGATCCTCAAGCCCGCAACACCCGAGAGCGAGAACCGCGCATGACCACACGAACCGCGCCCAAGCCGACGGACAGTGAGCCGTTCGACTTCAACCTCGACGCCGTCCAGGCCGAGGCCGACCTCCGGCCCTTCCGCGTGCACTGGGGTGGCCGTCGCTTCGAGATGCAGCACCTGGAAGCGCTGGACATCTGGGAACTCATGGAGGCTGCGGAGAAGGGGGAGGCGGGCGCCATGGTCGGCGCCTTCCGTGAGGCCCTGGGCGACCAGTGGGACGACTTCCGCGCCATCAGGCTTCCCCAGTTCAAGCTGAAGGCGCTTTTCGACGCCTACCGCAAGCACTGCGGGCTGGAGCCGGGGGAATCCGCGGCCTCCGGGAGCTGATCCGGAGGCACGGAAGAGCCCTCGAGGCGGACCTTCGCCGCGAGTACGGGGTTCGGCTCCGTGACCTGACCAACGGCGACCTCACCTACCGGGAGCTCAGCAGCTACGTCCAGGGCCTGCCGCCAGGGTCGGCAACCCGGACGGCCCTGAACGAGGGCATGCCGGAGCCGACGGGCGAGCAGGTGCTGCTGGCCGACCTGTTCGACGCGCTCATGGCGTTCGACTGGCACTTCGCCTACGCCAACAGCGACGAGAAGAAGCCCAAGCCGAAGCGCCCGAAGCCGTATCCGCGCTGGTGGCAGCAGCAGCCCAAGCGGCGGACGTCGCCACAGCGCATCGCGAAACTCGAGGACGCGCGCCGCCGCAAACGCGAGCGCGAGCAGGCCATCGCCGAGGGGCGTATCGCCTGACCAGGGGATCGGAGGTGACCGGTGCCCAGTGTCGGCTACGCCACCCTTCAGATCATCCCGTCCGTCCGGGGCATCTCGGACGAGCTGCGTCGTCAGCTCATCGGCCCTGCTGCCGACTCAGGAGAGCAGGCGGGCCAGCGGTCCGGGACCGCGTTCGGCGAGAAGTGGAAGGCAGGTCTGGCCGGCGCCGGCGCCGCTGCGGGAGCCATCCTGGCGGCAGCCACCATAAGCGCCGTCGAGAAGGAGCGGATGGCCGACCGGCTGTCCGCCCAGCTCGGCCTGTCCGGGAAGGGAGCCAAGCAGGCCGGCGACGTCGCGGGCAGCCTGTACTCGAAGGCGGTCGTGGACTCCTTCGAAGACGGGGCCGCAGCGGTGCGCGCGGTGATGAGCTCCGGGCTCATCCCGGAGAAGGCCACCACCAAGGCCATCGAGTCCATCACCACCAAGGTGTCGGACCTGGCCACCACGTTCGACCAGGATCTCGGTGGGGCCGCCAACGCGGCCACGCAGATGATCCGCACCGGTCTGGCGAAGGATGCCCCCCAGGCGCTGGACCTCCTCACGGTCGGCCTGCAGTCGGGCGCGGACAAGGCCGGCGACTTCATCGACACGATCAACGAGTACGGGACCCAGTTCCGCAAGGCGGGTCTCGATGGGGCGTCCGCGATCGGCCTGCTCAACCAGGCGATCAGGGCGGGTGCTCGGGACTCCGACATCGCCGCTGACGCGATCAAGGAGTTCAGCATCAGGGCCGTGGACGGGTCGACGACGTCCGCAGACGGCTTCAAGGCCCTGGGCCTGAACGCGGACGACATGGCCGCGCGCTTCGCCAAGGGCGGGTCGTCGGCGAACGCGGTCCTGGACCTGACCCTGGACCGGCTGCGGGGCATCAAGGACCCGGTCGAGCAGTCCCAGGCGGCGGTCGCCCTGTTCGGCACCCAGGCAGAGGACTTGGGGCAGGCCCTCTTCGCGATGGACCCCTCGAGCGCCGCCGACGGGCTCGGGAAGGTCGGCGGGGCGGCGAAGCAGGTCGGCGACACGATCCGCAGCAACACCTCGACCGAGCTGAAGGTGCTGCAGCGGCAGTTCATGAGCGGCGTGGGCGCCGTCGTCGACGCGGTGGTACTGCCCGCCCTGCGCGGCCTCATCGACGGCGCCCAGTGGCTCGGCAACGCCATCTCCGGGCTTGTCGGCTGGTTCCGCGAGTTCGGTATCTGGCTCGCGCCTGTCGGGATTCTCGTCGCCGGGCTGACCGCGGCCGTCTTCGCTCAGCAGATCGCCGTCGCGGCCGTCACCGCCGTGTTCGCTGTCTACCGCGGCGCGATCCTGGCCTGGACCGCTGTGCAGCGCGCCGCGACGATCGCGCAGGCCGCGTTCAACGCGGTGATGAACGCCAACCCGGTCATGCTCATCGTCACTGCGATCGTCGCCCTGGGCGCGGCCCTCGTCATCGCCTACCAGCGTTCGGAGACCTTCCGAAGCATCGTGCAGGGCGCCTGGCAGGGCATCCAGACGGCGGCCCTGTGGGCGTGGAACAACGCACTCAAGCCCGCGTTCGAGGGCATCAAGGCCGCGCTCGCTGTGGTGGGTGCCGCGTTCCAGTGGCTGTGGACCACCGTCATCCAACCGGTGTTCAGCTTCATCGACACCGCAGCGCGTGTCCTGCTGACGGTCCTCACGATCGTCGTCTTCGGGCCGATCTACCTCGCTGTACAGGCGCTCGGCGCCGTTTTCTCGTGGCTGTGGACGAACGCGATCCAGCCCGCCTTCGACTTCATCTCTGCCGGAGCCGAGCTGCTCTGGTCGGCCGTGGAGGTCATATTCGGGTACTTCATGGCCGGCCTGCGCACGGTCGGAGGCTGGTTCACATGGCTGTGGAACAGCGCGATCAAACCGGCACTCGGCTGGATCAGGCAGGGAGTCGAGCTTCTGTGGGCCGGCGTCAAGGTCGTCTTCGGCTGGTTCACGGACGGCTTGAAGGTCGTCGGCGGATGGTTCAAGTGGCTGTGGGACCGCGGCGTGAAGCCGGCGTTCACCGGCATCAGGGACACCATCTCGTCCGTGTGGGACCGCGGGGTGCGCCCGGTCTTCGACCGGCTGAAGGAGGGCACGCGCCAGGTGGGCAAAGCCTTCGATGTCGCGCGGGCCGCCATCAAGATCGCCTGGGACAAGATCAAGGGCATCGCCAAGGGCCCGGTGAGGTTCATCATCGACACCGTCTACAACGGCGGCGTCGTCAAGGTGTGGAACGCGGTGGCCAGCAAGTTCGGTGCCCCGACCCTCGACAAGATCAAGGGGTTCGCCACCGGCGGCGTCCTCCCCGGCTACACGCCGGGCCGAGACGTACACCTGGCTGCCTTGTCCGGCGGCGAGGCCGTGATGCGGCCAGAGTGGACCCGGGCGGTCGGCCCCGGCTACGTGCACACCATGAACGCCGCCGCCCGCTCCGGCGGGGTCGGCGCGATCCGCCGCATGATCAGCGGGGGCCTGCCGGCCTTCGCGGACGGCGGCATCTTCGGGTGGGTGAAGGGCGCAGCAGCGAAGGGCGTCGATCTGGTCAAGGGCGGCTTCGACTGGCTGAAGGACGGCATCAAGGCGTCCGCCGTCGCGGGCCTTAACAGGATCGTCAAGCCGCTGATCGACAGGATCGCCGGATCCGCTTCCGCGTACCGGGACATGATCTCAGGCGTCCCCAAGCGGATGATCAAGGCCATCGTCAGCTTCTCGGGCGAGGCCGACAAGAAGATGGAAGCGCTTGGCATCGGAGGCGGCAGCTACAAGACCGCCCTGTCTTGGGCGCGCACCCAGAACGGCAAGCGGTACCAGTGGGGCGGCAACGGCGATCCCAGCTGGGACTGCTCCGGGTTCGTCTCGGCGATCGAATCGGTGATCCGCGGGCAGAAGCCTCACCGCCGGTGGGCCACCGGAGCCTTCGCGGGCGGCAACGCGCCGGGCGGCTGGAAGCGCAACGCCCGCAGCCCCTACATGATCGGCATCACGCACGCTGGCGTCGGTCACACCGCGGGCACCCTGAACGGCGTCAACGTCGAGTCCCGCGGCGGTGACGGCGTCGTCGTCGGCAAACGCGCCCGCGGCTACAACAGCAGCCTGTTCACCAGCCGGTACGGCTTCGTGGCGAAGAAGTACGACAGCGGCGGCTGGCTCCAGCCGGGCATGACCGTGGCCGCCAACGCCACCGGCCAGCCGGAGGCGATCCTCACCGCCGGCCAGTGGAGGGTCGCGCAGACGGCCATGGCGGGCGCGAATCGCCCGGTGGTGGTCGAGGTGCACACGCGGGACGCAGCGCTGGCGGACTTCATCGACGTGCGGGTCAACGAACGAGATCAGGCGTTCATCCAGGTCATCAACGCGGGCTGAGGGAGGTCTCGTGGCGATCCCGGGCAATCTCCTCTCCCCGACGACGGAGTCCATCGACCCAACCACGTCGGGCTGGGTGGCGAAGCTCAACGCCACGCTCACGAAGGGCGTGGGCGGCCGGAACGGCGACGGCTGCCTTGTCGTCAAGTCCACGGCGGCGGGGGAGGCGCAGGCCAGGACCGTCTCTTCGTATCCCGTCACCGGTGGCACCGTGTACTACACGTTCGCGGACGCGGCCGGGTCGGTGCCGGAGCGGATCGGGATCCGGTGGCTGACTGCGGCGGGCGCCGAGATCAGCGTGACGTGGTCGCTGACCACGACGGCCGCCTCAGCCAACTGGCACCGGGTCTCTGTGGCCGGTGCGGCCCCGGTGAACGCGGCTGCCGCGCAGGTGCTGCTGTCGTCCACGGAGACCGGCGCCGGGGTCAACCACTACTGGGAGAACGTCTACCTCGGCTTGCCGATCCGGGTGCTCGGCAACCTGCTGCCCTTCAACACCGAGAGCATCGAGATCGACGCGTCCGGCTGGACCGCGGCTGCCAACGCCACAGTCTCCCGGCAGGCGCCGACGATGGGCTGGGCCGTCACCAACTACGTCGCGGGCGGCCAGGTGCTGGCTGTCACCGCGTCTGCTGCGGGCACCGCGAGCGCGATGACCGTGGACCGGCCCGCGGTCACGCCGGGCACCGAGTACATCGCCTACGCCTACCTGCAGCCGCCAGCCACCTCGTCGCAGGCGTGGATCGAGCTGCGGTTTTACGACTCGGGCGGCACCCAGGTTGGGGTACAGCGGTCGACGCTCGCCCCGCCGGGCACGGGCCTGTACCGGCAGCGGGCGTCGATGGTGGCGCCGCCGACGGCGGCCACCTGCGCGGTGGCTGCGGGCCTGGACGGGGCGACCGCGGGGCAGGTGCTGCGACTGGAGACGGTGGCCGTCACCGTGGCGCCGCG